TTATCACCAACGTCGCCAGTTCTGGCAAAAGTAACAATTACATCTTCACCATTTGAAAATGACGTTGCACCAGATAATCTAGTAACAGGAAGTTTAAAGTACGAAGGTACAACAACAGGTAAACAAAGAACATTATCTATTTCAGCAGGTACAGCTTCTTTAGATCCTTCTACCGGAGATTACTTTACTTTAACTTTAGTAAGTGGTAGTAATACTGTTGTAAATGTAGGATATGCAGATACAGGTAGAGGTACAACTTTTGTATTAGAATGTAAGCAACCAAGTCCTGCAGGAGGAACTATTAGTTTTATAAATGCTAAATTCCCTGGAGGTGTAGCACCAACAGCATCACCTGCCGGTGCAGACATTTATACCTTTGTAGGTATTAATGGTGGAGATAGTTACGGAGTACAAACAGCTAACTTTATATAATATGCCTTTAGTAGCACCATTTGGTTTTTACGGTCAAGATGCAGCAGCAGGACCTTTTGACTTTGTATTTGTTGATGGTTGGTTGAAAGATGATGACGTTAAGGGTATATTCGAAAAGTGTGAGGATAATTTTACATTCATAACTCATGACTATTATAGGCCCGAAAAACCAAAACCAGTTTTTTGTAAGGGACATCATGTCGTAAAGAGAATGATAAAATATGCTTGGGAAAATGAATATGAGTGTGAATTGTATCCACCAAATCCAGATTGGTATAGTGCTGGGGGTTACTACGTTAAGAATTTTTGTGGAATGAATATTTGTTGTGCAATGGTAAAGTTTAGTAGAATATAATGGGTAAACGTTCAGACTTTGAGAGAAAACCTAGAGACTTCTACCCCACACCATTTGCGGCGGTAGAACCTCTAATCGACTATTTACCAAAGGGGTTCACGTTTGCAGAACCTTGTGCTGGTGATGGACAATTGTGCAGACACCTAGAACACTTTGGTGGCACTTGCATGTGGGCCAGTGATATCGAACCACAGTTGCACGGTATCGCAAGAAACGATTATACTGATATCGGTGAGAAAGAATTATACGAGTCGGACTTCATTATCACAAATCCACCTTGGGACAGAAAATTACTGCACCCAATGATTGAACATTTTGTGTCACTGAAGACTACATGGTTATTGTTCGATGCTGATTGGATGCACACCAAACAATCGTCTGAATATATGAAGTACTGTTCGAAGATTGTGAGTGTTGGACGAATCAAATGGTTTGGTAACATGACAGGCAAAGACAACTGTGCTTGGTATAGATTTGAAACAAATACGAATTACGCTACTATTTTTCATGGGAGGACATGATGACAGTTAATACAGACGGATGGCATAAACAACCAATACATACACAAGATGAGATAGATTTGTTTAGAAGGATGAATATGGGACTAATACCTAACAATCATCCATCACTGAGACAGCGACTACAGGTTTGTAGTGAAGACTTGGATAGAGAGCAACTAAAGGGTGATTTGATTTTTTGCATGGAGAGAAACAACGGAGTTGGACTCTCTGCGAATCAGGTTGGTATTTCTGAACGTGCCTTCGTGATGTATTCGGATGTGAAGGAGAAAGAGATTATCGCCTGCTTCAATCCATTCATCACAGAGTATTCCAAGGAAACAATCAAGATGGACGAGGGTTGTCTGACTTGGCCTGGTGTCTGGTTACTCGTAGAACGACCAGAGGGTATCGTGTGTAACTTTGAGGATGAGACAGGAGAACATGTGCAGTGTACGATGCATGGACTTGAGGCTCGTATCTTCCAACATGAGTACGACCACATGGAAGGAACAAACTTCACTCGCCGTGTCAGTAGGTTGAAACTCAATATGGCACAGAAGAGGGCAACGAAGGTTAGGAAACGTGCATCACGAATCGCGTGATAGTAGTGTAACATATTTATCACACATTTTATAAATAATACAAAAAACGCCTGAAAGGGCGTTTTTTCGTTTGACATATGTAGTTCTATGGTGTATTCTGTATATATGATGAGAAATAAGGAAATAGACATGACCAAGAAGACACGCGGTGCTACCGTCAAATACAAGATGTATGGCAAGATTGATTTTGAGAAGAAATTCGAGACTGCCAAGGAAGCCAAAGGTTTCTTCTGGGGTTACGTTGTGAAGACTCCGAATATCACCGGCGAATTAATTATTCACTAAGGAAAAAGACATGTACACTTATAGTGAAGAGCTCTTCTCGGACTTCCACAAGGACGCCTATGGGTTCCGTCCTCGTGACCATCGGTTTTATGACACCGATACCACACCTGTTGAGAAGCAGGAAATCTGGGATGCCACTGGTCGTGCCTTTGCTTGGCGTCAGGCTGAAGAGGAGGCTGCTGAACGGTGGGCAATTGCCAAGTTCGAAACTGACCTGTCTGATATTGAGGTTCTTGCGGGTGACCGTGAGACTGCAATTCGGTGGTTTGTCGAGTCTCTCGAACTTGATGAGATTGACCTGATGTATGGTGGTGAGAAGATTTGCTTCGATCTGGGTCTGCCTTACTCTATGGCAAACATTTTTGATGAGACATGCAAAAAACTTCTTGACAATGTTGAGGGAATCGAGTAGAATATAAACATGATGAAAAAAGACACACTCGCAAAACTCCTCGCAGAAGAGGATATCTTCGTAGTTCACAAGCAGACTCCTACTGCTTACTTTGACGTGAAGCGTCGTGAACTGGGTCTTCCTATCTGGAAAGATGAGGAGATGACTAACAACATCTATGACCTGATGGTGTGCCATGAGATTGCTCACGCACTCTGGACCCCTCTGGAAATGATGGAAGAGGTTATCTCTCGCAATCTCAACAAGAGTGTTGTCAACATTCTTGAAGATGCTCGAATTGAGAAGATGGTCCAGAATAAGTATCCCGGCTCTGTCGGTATCTTCAATCGTGGATACGCAGAACTCGGTGAGAAGAACTTCTTTGATGTCGAGGGTGAGGACATTTCTAAACTCACTCTTGCTGACCGCATCAATCTGTTCTTCAAGAAGCAGAAGGGTGTGACATTCTCTGATGAAGAGAAGGTATTTGTCAAGAAGACTGCCGAACTCGAAACTGTCGAGGAAGTTCTGACTCTCGCAGAAGAAATCTACAAGTGGATGGAAGAGCGTTCTACTGAGGAAGAAAACTCTGAGGGTGAGGATGGTTCTGCTGGTGACACTGGTGAGTCCTCTGAGGGAACGTCCTCTTCTTCTGGAGAAGGTGAGGGTGAAGGTAAGTCTGAAGAATCAAAAGGTGAAGGTGAAAAAGATGGAAATGATGTTCCTGCTGGTGGGTCTGCTGATGTTCCCAATGATGGTAATGATGCCGATGCCGAAACTGAAGAAGGCAAAACTACCGAAATAGGTGGTGTCGAGTCTACTGGTCGGGGCGGTGTTCCCATCAAGACTGACACAGACTCGAACAATGCGATTGACAAGTTGCGTGACGAGACTGCTCAGGATCGCATGTATGGTCGCATTGCTCCTATTCCGACAGATACCATTGTTTCCTTCAAGACTTGCGTTGAGGAACTTGGTTCTTGGTACGATGATAAGTCTGATGAACTCTACTACCGCTCGACTCTTGAGGAAGTAACTGAACTCAAGGCTACGTCCAAGAAGACGGTTGCATACATGGTGAAAGAATTTGAGATGAAGAAGTCTGCGGACCAGTATGCTCGTGCGGCAACTGCCAAGACAGGCACTCTCGACATGGGTGCTCTTCACACTTACAAGTTCAATGATGACCTGTTCAAGAAGGTAACGACTCTGCCTGGTGCAACAAACCACGGTATGGTTATGGTTCTGGATTGGTCTGGTTCCATGTCTGACAATCTGATTGGTACTCTCTCGCAGTTGTACAATCTAATTTGGTTCTGCCGTCGGACACAGATTCCTTTCAAGGTCTATGCGTTCTCTGATGTTTATGGGCGTAAGAATTTTTATGGTCCAGCAGGAGATTCTGAAACGACTTTCGAGTATGGTGAGATTGAATACAACCAGTTCAAATTGTTGGAGTTCTTCTCTTCTGACATGACTGGCAATGAAGAGAACCGCATGATGCACTATCTCTGGATGGTTGCCTCTCGTTGGATTTATCGTGATTGGACTGAGAAGGGATATCCGATTGATGGTCCGTACAAGTATCAGCTTGGTGGTACTCCGCTGAACGATACAATCATGGCAATGACCACGATTGTTCCCAAGTTCAAGAATGAAACTGGTGTCCAGAAAGTCAACACGATTTTCCTGACAGATGGTGCCTCAAGTCGCCACCACTTCATTCGGGACTACAGCATGGGTGAAGACTGTGACATTGCTCGTCCTCTCTATGGTCGATACAAAACGATTGTTACCAATCCCAAGAACGGTAAGACCTACGAACTGACTCGTGAACTCACCAAAGACTTGCTTCGTATTCTCAAGGACTCGGTGGATGGTATGAACCTCGTAGGGTTCTTCATTGCTGGTTCTGGTCGCTCTGGACGAATCGACAAGCGGACCATCTCGTATGTCACTGGTGTTGGTGTCTATGAGGATGAGATGAAGGCAATGCTAAAACAAGTGAATAAGGACAAGTATCTCGCAGTTGAGGGTGATACCACTGGTTATGATGAGTACTATCTGTTGCAGGGTGGTCGCAATCTGGAAGTCGAGAACGAGACTCTCGACAATGAACTGGTCGGTGCATCCAAGGCAAAACTCAAGTCTGCCTTTGGTAAGATGACTAAGGGTAAGGTTCAGTCTCGTACCCTGTTGAATCGGTTTGTGAAATTAGTTGCCTAATAGGGGTTGACAAATCTCTCCGATTCATGTAGAATGTATATATGATGAGAAAACAGACAGAAGGAATGACTATGTATCTCTCACCTCGTAAGAAGTTGTTTGTCGATACCGCCTCCGAAATGTTCGGTGAAGGTGCGGTTATCACCAAGGCACAAAAGGCGGAGGCTGCCGAGAAGGCAGGTGTTCCGTTCCCAACGTGGTTTGGTAAGGACTACACTGTTGGTTACAATGCATACAAGTTGCCCACTGAGGGTGGTTCCGTAGTTGCTCCTGCTGCTGTAACTGAGGATGCGTCTGCTGTGGTTAACCTTGTTGCAACTAACATGAACGACCAGAATTTGGTTCCTACCAAGTTCGAAGGTTTTGTCTCTTGGGGTAACTTCTCCCTGATTGAGAAAGTCGTCAAGTCTGGTATGTTCTATCCCATGTTCATTACTGGTCTGTCCGGCAACGGTAAGACTCTGATGGTCGAACAGGTTTGTGCCAAACTCAAGAAGGAACTCATTCGGGTCAACATCACTATCGAAACTGATGAGGATGATTTGCTCGGTGGTTTCCGTTTGGTGAACGGTGAAACCAAGTTCATGCCTGGTCCTGTGATCGAAGCAATGGAACGCGGTTGCACTCTTCTTCTTGATGAGTGTGATCTGGGTTCAAACAAGTTGCTCTGCCTGCAGCCGGTTCTTGAGGGTAAGGGTGTCTACCTCAAGAAGATCAATAAGTGGGTTACTCCGAAAGATGGGTTCAATGTCATTGCCACTGCCAACACTAAGGGTAAGGGTTCTGACGATGGACGGTTCATTGGAACCAACATTCTAAACGAAGCGTTCCTTGAGCGGTTTGCAGTCACGATGGAACAGCCCTATGCCTCTGCGGCAATCGAGAAGAAGATTGTTCTCGGTTCCATGAAGAAGTATGGTGCTGTCGATGAAGAGTTTGCAACGAACCTTGTCACTTGGGCAGAGGTCATTCGCAAGACCTTCTTCGACGGTGGAGTTGATGAGGTAATCTCAACTCGTCGTCTGGATCACATTGTGAAAGCGTTTGCCATCTTTGGTGACAAGATGCAGTCCATTGAACTGTGTGTCGCTCGTTTTGATGAAGATACGAAGGCATCATTCCTAGACCTTTACACTAAGATTGATGCTGGTGTCCTAACCAGTGAAGATACTGATACTGAGGATACTGAGGAAGTTGCCTTCTAAAAAAATTATGTGTGGGGGTTGAAATTTTGGTTTCAATCCCCATATATAATAAACGATAACGCCTAATGGGTTATCACATTAATCTTGCTTTTAAAGGAGATACCGATGAATAAAGCACTAACAATTTTTGATAACATCAACCAACTAACACCCTATTCAGTAGGTTATGATAGGATGTTCGATACTCTAAAGAGGTACGTTGATAACAACCCCTCTTCTACCACGGGATACCCCCCATATAACATTCGAAAGGAAGGTGAATACAACTATGCCATTGAGATGGCACTAGCTGGGTTTGGCCGTGAGGATTTAGAAATCGAGGTTGCCGATGGTGTGCTAACCGTCCGTTCTGTGAAGGATACCACTGATGATGACACAAGTAATATTTACCGTGGCATTTCCTTCCGTAAGTTCGTGAGGAAGTTTACTATCGCTGACGATATTGTTGTCAATGGTGCTAAGATGGAAAATGGAATGCTCTCCATTGACCTAGAACGTGTAGTACCAGAGGAAAAGAAACCTCGTCTTATTGAAGTAAAGTAATATTGAACAGGTGAGGGGGTTCGCCCCCTCACCATTTTATTATGGAGAAAATATGAGAAAGAAAATCTCTTACAAGTATGATGAAGACAAAGCGTTGGATGAACTCAAGAAGTATATCGACGCAACGTATGATGAACACTATAGCAAGAACAAGTTTCAGGCTACAGAGTTCATTATTGATGGTGGTCATGGTGAAGGATTCTGTATCGGCAATATCATGAAGTATGCACAACGATATGGAAAGAAGAACGGTAAAGACAGAAGTGACTTGCTAAAAGTAATTCACTATGGTATTATCGCTCTATACATTAATGAAACAGAAGGTGACAAATGAAACTAACTTCGAATACAATCTCAATCCTAAAGAACTTCTCTACAATCAATCAAAACCTAATGGTGAAGAGAGGCAACACTCTCTCCACCATGTCTGCGATGAAGAACATCGTTGCACAGGCAGAGGTGACAGAGACGTTCCCACAGGAATTTGCAATCTATGATCTAAATGAATTTCTATCTGCACTCTCTCTATTCGAAGAGCCAGAACTGAACTTTCAAGATCAGTATGTTACAATCACGCAAGAAGGTTCTAGTAAGAACCTCAAATACTGGTTCTCTGATCCAGAGGTTGTGACAACACCATCCAAGGCAATTGTGATGCCTTCAACTGAGGTGACATTCAATCTATCCAGTGATACTCTGAATGAAATCCAGAAGGCTGCCGCAGTTATTGGTGCGCCTGATATGGCACTTGTTAATGGTAGTCTAATGGTTACTGACAAGAAGAACGATACTGCAAATGCATATGAGACTGGTCTGGATGCAAACGAGACTGATGCAGACTACAAGTTCTGGTTCAAGGTTGAGAATCTAAAACTCATGTCTGGTTCATATGATGTTGAAGTGTCATCTAAAAGTATCAGTCACTTTGTAAACTCTGCTGTAGGTGTCGAGTACTGGATTGCTCTAGAACCGGAGTCAAAGTATAATGCCTGATACATTTCTTTGGGTTGAACAATACCGCCCAAAGACTGTTGATGAATGCATTCTACCTAAGACACTTAAATCACAACTACAGTCTTATGTGAATAAACAGGATATCTCCAATCTGATTCTGGCAGGTGGTCCAGGCGTGGGTAAGACAACTGCTGCCCGTGCGATGCTAGAACAGATTGGTGCTACCTACATGTTTATCAACGGTTCTGAGGAGTCTGGTATTGATGTACTTAGAACCAAGATTAAGAACTTTGCGTCTACAGTCTCTCTTGAGGGTGGACGCAAGTATCTTATTCTGGATGAGGCAGACTATCTAAATCCACAGTCAACTCAACCAGCCCTTCGTGGGTTCATGGAAGAGTTTCATAGTAACTGTGGATTTATTCTCACCTGTAACTACAAGAACAAACTGATTGCACCCCTGCACTCTCGGTGTGGTGTGGTGGACTTCACTATCCCTAAAAGTGAGAAGGCGGGTCTTGCTGGTCAGTTCTTCAAACGTGCAATCTCAATTCTAAAAGAGAATGAGATTAAATATAATGAGAAGGTAGTTGCAGAACTCATCAACACTCATTTTCCCGATTGGAGAAGAATCCTAAATGAGTTACAGAGGTATTCTGTCTCTGGTGAAATTGATGCTGGTATTCTCGTCAATCTGAATGAGAAGAACATCAAAGACCTTATGGGGATGATGAAGAACAAGGAATTCACGAATGTTCGTAAATGGGTTGTCGATAATATTGATAATGATCCTGTCACTATGTTTCGTGCTGTTTATGATAACATGTATGATTATCTGGAACCTTCTACTATTCCTCATGTGGTTGTCATCCTTGGTGAATACCAGTATAAGAATGCTTTCGTTGCAGACCCAGAAATTAATATGGTGGCGTGTCTAACTGAGATTATGGCAAGGGGAAAGTTTAAATGATTTGTGAAATCTTTGACAATCTACTAGAACCGCATGTTGCAGAACTGATTGATCTAGAGATCAAGAAAATACACTGGAAGTATGACTACCAATCTAATAAACAGATTGGCATTCAACCACATTGGCATGTCTTCTGTGGTGAAAGTGAGGAAGAGGTTAGGGAAAGACAGTATGATTACCTTCTTCCTATCTGGGATGCTGCTGCGTACAAACTCAAACTGAAAGATCGGTTTGATATTGTTGGGTGGAAACGTCTATATATGAACGCACATACGTTTGGTGTGGAACCACACATGCATATCGATGATGGTGACTTCACCATGATGTATTATCCTCGCATGGACTGGCAACCAGAGTGGCTTGGTGGTACTGCGATTTGGGACGACGAAGGAAAAAATATTGCAGAGTATTCTAACTATGTTGGTAATCGTCTTTTGATTTTCCCTGCAAAGAATAACCATCAAGCAATGCCAGTGTCTAAGTACTGTTATGAACTACGTAACGTTGTGGTGTTCAAACTTTATGTGGATGGTGATAATGTCGATAGACTTGATTTCTACAAAGATTGACTTTCTGGAGTCGATTGGATGCGGTGAAACAGAACACAGTGGACGAACCCTTCTAGAACATTTGATTGGGACATACAAAATTCTAGATGAGGGGTTCGCTCCACTTCACGTTTGTGATGCTGGTCTATTTCATTCAGTCTATGGAACTGCATATTTCAAACCCAAAACAATATCCCTAGATAATAGAGATGTTGTGAAAGACATTATTGGTGAGGAAGCAGAGAACTTGGTGTTTATGTTCTGTGTTATTTCACCCCCAAGATTTGAAAATATTATGAGTCTTCAAGATGGGCAGTTACGAGATGAACTGCTCATGATTGAGGACGCTAATCGTGAGGAACAGTTTTATGCCAGAGTTGAAGGATTATCTTAATGCCATCAATCACACGAAGGAAAGACTTCTAGATAGTGAAGATGAGGAATGGGAGAAGAAATACCCACCATTTGTTGTAAATAAGTGTGTTTATCCGTTTCAAGATACCATCATGTTGGTGAATGAAATCAACCAATTACCACATCTAGATAAGAAACTACAGTTCGACTTTCTACTAAATAGTGTAAGGTCAAGGAAACGTTTTACTCCTTGGTTGAAGGCGAATAAACTAGATAATCTAGAGGATGTAAAAGAGTATTACGGTTACAGTAACGAGAAAGCAAAGCAGGCTCTTGATATTCTAACGGATGAAGAAATCGCCGAAATAAAAAAGAAATTATATAAAGGCGGTGCAAAAAAATGAGTGAAGAAGAACAGATTAATTGGACACAGGAGCAGATGCTTGAGGTTACTCTCAACGAACCAGATGACTTTCTAAAGGTTCGTGAGACACTTTCCCGCATTGGTGTTGCTTCAAGAAAAGAACGAACACTGTATCAGTCGTGTCATATACTCCATAAGCGCGGGAAATATTATATTACGCATTTCAAAGAACTTTTTGCACTCGACGGTAAGTCTACAAATATAGTATCAAATGATATCAATCGTCGTAATACAATTGCTAATCTACTTAGTGATTGGGGACTTGTAAAGATCGTTGGTGAGCTTGGTGAGACTGCACCTCTAAGTCAAATCAAAGTGTTGTCCTATAAAGAAAAGGGTGAGTGGACTTTAGAGACAAAATATAGCATAGGGGCTAAAAAGAGTAATGGATAAGTTTCGCTCTTACGTCACTGAAGAAAAGCAGGAAAGTTATCGTGTCGTTGTGTTGTCTAACGATTCAACTACAGCGCAACGTATAGAAGAGGAAGCAACAAAATTAAAGTATCCTAATTACATTGCTCCATTTGAAGGCACTTACACTGTTTATGATGGTGGACGTAGAACTATTCATAAACAGGATGATGACAAAGGGTTTGAGATTAGCACAACAGATACAGTGATCTTTGTGAGAGGGACACCAGAGCGAGATAGTCACCTTGACCTTGTTACACAATTACAACGAGCAGGGTATTGTGTTGTCAATAGTAGACAAGCTTTAGAAACCGCAACGGACAAGTATCGGTCTTATCTTAGACTAAAAGACTTCGGCTTGACTCAACCCAAAACTGTTCTTGTTCCAAATAAGGAAACTGTAGAAAGTGCGTTTGACGCACTAGATACACAGTATCCGATTATTTTGAAAACTCTTCGTGGTGCAAAGGGTATTGGTGTTCTTTTTGTAGAGTCAGAACGCTCTCTCAACTCATTAGTTCAATTGCTTTTCAAACAAGATGAAGATACGGATATTCTTATTCAAGAATATATCAAAACAGAATTCGATGTTCGTGTTTTAGTTCTTGGTGGTAAAGTTGTTGCAACAATGAGAAGGGATGTTGTTGAGGGTGATTTTAGAAGTAACGCATCTCAGGGTGCAAAGGTTCGACAATACAGTTTAACACCATTAGAGATGGAACAATGCATTCTTGCTGCTAAAGCAGTTGGTGGATTGTTCACTGGTGTGGACTTTATTCCATCAAACAGTCCCAAAACAAAACCACCATATATCCTAGAGGTGAACAGTTCTCCTGGCACTGAGAATATCGAAGCAGCAAACAACAAGAATATTGTAAAAGATGTCCTAACACACTTTAGCAATCCAAAGCTGAGATATACAGTTCCAAATGAATGTGGATATGAAGAAGTTGTAACCATTAAACCTTTTGGTGAATTGGTGTGTAAATTTGACACAGGTAATAGTGATAAGCCTGTACTTCATGCAGAGGATATAAAGGTGAACGGAAAAAAAGTTACCTTTACAAATAACGGCAAAACTATAACAACAAATCTTGTTGGTACTTATACTGCTGTTTCTGGTGGTGGTAAGGACGAGCGGTATTCAGTGGAACTTCAATTTGAATTTGCTGGGTCAAGCTACGGTAAAGTTGAATTTGGCTTGGACAATAGAAGTCATCTTTCAACAGAGGTTCTGCTAAATAGAGGAATGATGACAACTCTAAATGTTATGGTAAACCCACAGAGAAAATATTTAATCACTACTCCAATGTCCCTTGACAATTAATCAAAACTGATATACAATACTCTTTATTATGAAATCGACATTAACCACACCTCTAAGATATCCCGGCGGTAAATCCAAATGGACCGACCTTCTCTATGAATATCTTCCAGACATGAGGGACTACGAAGAATGGCGCGAACCATTTCTTGGTGGTGGTAGTTTTCCTATTGAGATTACGAAGCGTTATCCAGACATCCGTATCTGGGTAAATGACCTGTATCCCGCTCTCTATAATTTCTGGACTCAACTACAGAGCAGCGGCGCAGAGATGTCTGAACGTCTTCTAGAAATCAAAGACAGTTGTGTGAGTAGTGAAGTGGCTAAGACCACTCTTGGTGAGCAGAAAGAAATCATCAACGATGATACAAGCAGTAAGTTTGACAAAGCAGTTGCATTCTACTATGCTAATAAAAACAGTTTCAGTGGTCTAACAGAGACAGGAACATTTTCTGAGTCTTCTCATGAAATGACTTTTACCAGACAGAACATAATGAAACTCGCATCGTTCCAAAAGTTGATACGCAACTGGAAGATTACAAACGAAGACTATAGTGTGTTGTTGGAAAAGTCTTCTAAAACTTTCGTGTATCTTGATCCCCCATATGAGTTAACAAAACAGAACTCAAATAATCTTTATGGTAAGCGTGGGTCTATGCATGAGGGATTTGACCATGACCTTTTCGCAAAACACTGTAACGAGTCTGGTATGGACTGTATGATTAGTTACAATGCAGACCAATCTGTGAAAGACCGATTTGATGGTTGGGAACAGACAGAACTTGATTGGACTTATACAATGAGAAGTGTAGGAGAATATATGGAGAAACAGAAAGACCGAAAAGAATTACTTTTACTAAACTACAAAATTCAACAAGGAACGTTAGAATCGTTCTTGTAAACGCCTATATAACATGACTAACATCGCCTTTGAGCAATACCGTTAGTCGCCCAAATGGTTTTAACCTAATAAGGAGAATGTAATGAGCATAATCATTTCTATTGAGACAGATTCCTGTCCAAAATTCAATAACGAAAAAGGTCACATTGAATACAACTTTCCACCCCCACACAGTGTCTTGGGATATGAATTTGTTGGCTATGGTATGGCTGACTTGTCTTCCGTAACTGAGGAAGACCTTGAACAATGGTGGACTCGCGAAGAATACAATGATGAACGTATTGAGACGCTACAAGATTGGTTTGAACGTGATGGTTTCTTGACTGTTGTTCCCCCACCTATCGTTGATGAGAATGGTAATATTGTTGAAGGTCGAGGCAGATTTGAAGCTGCGAAAAAGAATGGTGAATCTTGGATTCCAGTTATGAGATACAAAGCAATTAGTCCAAGTGAAGGCACTGGACTAATTGCTGCACTAACTCAAAATGACCCAGTACCAGAAAATAGTAAAAAACCAAACACCATGAAGGAGTGGTCCATAACCATTTGTAAACTAGTTGAACTTGGTCCCGAAAATGGTGGAATTGCAGATACAGAACATGAAATTCTGAGAATCTTGGAACATATGGGATGGAAACAAAGATGGATGCGGGTTGCGGTGCGGACTACTCTATTAAAAATGATTGAGTCTGGTTTGGCGGCGATGCGCCGTGGCGATTCAGTTGTAAACGTTAATGAGAGTGACATAAAAAAGTGGGTTAGGGATAATTATAGTGGTTCCACTAATTATGTGTTGGTATGTGCAGACAATCTACGATATGCTATGAATGTCATTCACGAAAATGTTTACAAGAGCCTAAAGGGCCCTGATTATCCACTCCAGATTATTCTTTACAGTAAAAAGATTCACTCAGGACATGCTATCAAGAATGTTGATACATTCACAAAACATTTTGATAAGACTTATAAAAATATGTTTGATCATGTTGAATTGTGGCAACGAAGAGATGAAGAGAAGTCGGATATCATGGGCAAGTCTACTTTTGAACTAGGTGATGAACGTCCATATATTTTTGCTGGTTGTGTTCCGCAGATTATTGATTATCATGACCTTAATAGTAAGAAATTGATACCTGTGAAAGATTACGGTAAAAGGCAAGTGATAGAGAAATCTGATGAACCTGTTGATTTGACTGAGTTTTCAGAAATTGACGAAGCACTTGAGGTTGCGGCATAATTGCCTATTGACAAACCTCTTTCCGTGTGTTAATATTAGACATAATCAGACAGAAGGAAATATTACATGAACCTCGTTAATGAAGCAGTGATTGAAAATCTTCGTGAGAACACTAAGCGTCTTCTTGATGTCTATGAAGATTTCGGTCTGAATAAGACTCCGAAAAACATTTCGGAAGATATCTCTGGTCTTCTTGAGACTGCAATTGAACGGAATGTTGAGGGTGCAATCGCCCCCAAGGTAGATAGTGAACCTGACATTCGGTACAATGGTAAGGCAGTTGAAATTAAGACCTCTGCTGGTACTAACTGGCGTGGTGGCACTTTTTCGAAGCGGCCTGGCTATTACATCTTTGTGACGTATGAACTTGACGAAAACAACAACCCCTCGTTCTATATCGCTGGTATTGACCTCAAGGAAGAAGATTGGAAGGTAAGTTCTTCGAAGAACTATTATGCAACTTCTTACGGTAAGAAGGAACTTTACCTCAACGAAGATAAGGTAACCACCTATGTTGGTAGCATGGAAGGAAAGGAAGGTAAGCGACTGACCATCAAGGTAAACTACGCCTAAGTGGCCTAAAAGTCACAACCTTATAAATATAGACAGAGAGGGGTTGAAATCCTTCTCTGTCTTTTGTTATATGGATCAATCGGGAAGAATAAAAAATGGGTATTACCGACTACGGCAAACAGATTCGGCGGGCTAGGGTTCAACTAGAGAATCCTTTGGACAAAATCCAAAATTTCTTGCACGAATCCGTTACCACAGATGCCACTAATACTGAAATGGCAATATGTTATCATTACAATCTATTGAGAAGTGATGGTAATAAGGACAGGGCTTTATCTCAAGCAGGGATAACAGAAAAGAACTTCGCAAAATTAACCCCACAGTTATTAGATATCGGAAAAAAAGTTGCGGTTCAAATGAAAGACCGTGGACCTTGGTTGTTACATTCTGGTAGTGGTTCTGCCACTAATTTTTACTCGCAAGGTAGAGATGTCACACCAAAGGCAGATTTTGTGGGTGACAATAAAAATTATATTTCCTTAAAAAAGGCGGGTAGTAGTGGCTCTGGTGCTCAATTAATGAGTGCTAAATCGGGTGAAGCTGCTGGTGTTGTTGAATCTGCGATAGGCCATTATGACAGAAATACCAGTGAAGACTTTTCTAAAAATTCTGATTTTCTAAAAGCAATGGACATTTTAGAAAACAAGATGAAAGAAACTGCGAGAAATGATCTAAATGTAGAAGTTGCAAAGGGCAAAACTGATTTTGAAAAGTGGTATGTTACACGAAGTCCAAATGCACTCAGTTTGAAAAGCAATAGAAAACTGAAAGCAAAAGATATAGAAAAACACCTCAAAGCAGAATTGTCTTTATTGGGGGCAACGAGAATGTCTTCATCTGCTCAAAAGAATTTAATTAAAGGTATCCCACCAATTTCTAAAAATGAACTACAGAATGTATTTGACACATATCAAAAGGATGGTGGCATTAAGGTTGGGGATGTTACTGTCAGCGCTAGACATCTAGAAAAAGTATCTCCTGACAAATTGACAGACCCCGCTCTTAAAAAACAAGTTACAGAGGTAATTCAAACATCTATCAACGCGACAGATTGGCAGACTGAACTGCAAAAATTCTTTGATAGAAATGAAGAACTGAAGAAATGGTTAGTCTATGAGGCAGCATCCGGCTTGTATAAATTTACTGGTAAGTATTCTGATGGTAGTAACTATTACGGGTCACAGTCAGCAGTTGCAAATAGAATTTTAGTGTTCTCAGAAAATGGGATAAAAAATGAATATGATATTCTAAAATATTCTATGGACAATCCACAACTTGCTAATAAAGTTAGTGTATCTTATAAGGGGTCTGGTAGGTCTAAATATATTAAACTAGGTATTGCTGCCCATTATGAGTCAGAGTTGCCTTTGTTACAGGAAGAATTGTATCATCTTCAAAGACAATATATTTTGAATGAAGGATTGTTTAGCAGAGTAAAAGATAAAGCTGCAGGATTTTTAAATAAATTAAGAAGTATTGTGACAAGGTTTTTTGAAAGTGTCATCACTAAATTTATAAATGGAATTAAACAACTAGCAAAGGAAGGCGTAACTAAATTACTGGAGGGTTTGGGATTAGAAATCACAGGCACAGTAAGTTTTAGTACACCGGAATGGTAAAATGGTTACATTCAAAGAAGAAAAAGAATGAAAAAGTTTAGAGAGTTATCAGAAGTTCAATCTAAGGTTGTAGTAATGGCCTTCGGCAGAATGAACCCTCCGACAATCGGACACCTCAAACTCGCAGACAAAGTAAAGTCTGTTGCTGGAAGTAATCCATATAGGATTTACTTGAGTCAGACAGTTGGCCCAAAAGACCCACTCAGTTGGCCCAAGAAAATCGCTTGGGCCAGGAAGTCATTTGGAAGTAAACATGCTAAGTCTATTATGGCAGACAAAGAAGTTA